GAGCGCATAAAGTCATCTGGTAAGAATAATTTACCAAACGCTATTAAATCTTTACTCGCTAGGAGTAGTGCTTTTTCGGCTTCGTTTACGTTTTGGCTGTTTATATTTGCCATCTATGAATTTCTTAAAACCCTTCATATCCTTTTTATACTCGATATAATCCTCGAAGACCCTCTCTAAATCATCTTGTCTTAAACTTGATACTTGAGACCAATTCACCAAACCCTTTATTGAACGTATAAGATGATGTTTTGTTATAGGGCTTCTATTTGGATGTTTACTCATCCTTGTCCTCTTTTCTTTTTACGATAATACTTCTTACTTCCTTTTATACCAAACTTTGAACATCTTCCTTCTCCTTGCCTAGTCTTTTTCCCATTTTTCTTAGGCTTGTACTCATCATTAAGATACATTTAATTTTCCCAGCACTTCACCTTACCCTCAGAAAACTCCATAGTAATCCATCCAGTTCTTATGACAGGATACATCGAATATCGTGCATACTCAGCGTATCGCAAGAAAGAACCTCCCCTTACATACCAACGACGCTTAAGAGCTTCTTCATCGCCATCAACCATAATCGAATCAACAGGTTTAGCATAGAGCTGGTGATTATGACCGAGTACAAATACATCACCTTCGGAGTAAACAGCTGCCAATTTATCCAATTCGAGGTCGCCATTTTTTGCACAGCTTTTACCGTGTCCACTAACAAGAAACCATTCCTTTTCCTTAACTTTAATTCTTGAATACCCTGGATATTGATAGTAAGGTACGTTCAATTCAGCCGCAAGAGTCTTACAAACATCAAAATCTAGTATGTTAAAACTACGGAGAAAATCATGATTGCCCCCACGGATAAATAAGCATTTATCTTTGATTGGAGCAACCAATCTCAGAAAAGCAAGATACTGGTCATCAGGAAGGATTGCTTGTCCTCTTTGAGATATTTTATAGTGAGGAGGAATCAATTCAATTAAATCTCCGTTACCAAACCAAACCGCATTTGGGTCTTTAGATATTATCGAGACAGCCTCACTAAACTTCTTGAAATCAAACTCATGAGCCCCTACGTGGATATCAGTAAGGCAATGCACACGAATTACACCCTCTGAAGCATACGAAAAAATCTCACCAGGCTTAATAGTCGGATTATTATATTCTTTTACTTCAGTATCTATGACTATAGAAAAATACTTTAGACAAGAATTACATTTGAACTTTTGGAAAATCTTGTCTTTGCTTTTCCCCTTACCATCTTTTTTGGTGTACATAGAAGTACAATGTGGACAAACCATTATACCTCCTTCCCTGAGCTAAGAATCTTTCTCTCCGCTTTTTCTATTTGCTCAGGGGAGAACCCTTGAAACATTCCGACAATTCCCTGCTCTATTTTCTTAACGCCAGTTCCTAGAGTCCCTATCGCCTTACCTAGTTCTTTTAAGGATTGAAGGGCAATATTTTCATCAGCTGATGTTTCAGCTAAGACTTTTAGATTATTTAAGATGTACTCATGGTTTATCCCTAAAGATTTAGCAATATCCTGTACACCCCTCTCAACTTCTTTCATTACACGCTCCTGTTTTAAAAGGACGACTGCTTTTCTTTTTGCTTTATCTGGGGAATCCTCTTCATAGGCATCCATATAAGCTTTAACTGCACCCATCCCTACGGCTACATTTGTAGCAAATAACTTTTCTTTATTAGTAACGCTCTTTCTTTCTTTTACTCTTTTATTAGGATTAGTGATAGTTCTAGAGAAAGTATATCTATTCGGATGTCTTGTAAAATCGGAATCCATGAAATTCTTAGAATCTATAATAAAAGTACCCACAACAGTCCTAACATACCCCTTTGCATATTTATAATTTTTTGAATCTTTTGGATGAGAGATGCTATTCACTTTGAGTAATTGAAGGATATTCCCATCGTCACTCCATACCCAATCTCCCTCTTTGCCATCTCTCCAGTCCTCTACTGGGGTGATATCAGGATGGTCTTTATAAAATTCAGAAATGTGTTCATAAACAAAATGTTCCTTTTTTTTGATGGTATTTGACTTCATCCTGATTGAGGGAAGGGGTCTGTATTTCCTAATTGAGCCCAGAGAGAATCAATCAATCCTATAACCTCGGTGGGGATATAAAACCTTTTACCATTAATCTCAATTGGGGATAGTTCTTCATCCGCAGAAGCTAACCTAGAGAGTACTCGCTCTTGCTCTTCATAAGGCAATTGGGCTAACCACTCTATTGAAATTGAAGACATAAGGCATATAACTGTTTAACTGTTAGCAACTGTTTTCTTTTCTTTCTTTTCTTTCTTTATATTACTTTCTTTCTTTTCTTTCTTTTCTTTTAGTATTTCAGCAGCCATTTCTAGGATAACTTTATCAAATTCACGGTCTTCTTGCTCAGCCTCACGAGCAGCTACTCCAGTTAAACCTTCTTTGCCAGATAATTGCTTTGATGTTATGTAACCGTCCTTCATGTATCTAATTTAAGGGTATCCCCAGGTTCTTTTCAAGAAAAATTGTAGCATTTTGAAAGACACTCTTGTTTTGGGGGTACACCACTTAAAAGTGGTTTTTCGTAAATAGAATTTACGTTAAAACGTAGTTTATGTTTTTTAAAAGTATTTGTATAGATAATTATACAGAAATGGAGATGATTAAATCGCAATAATCAAGTTTAAAGCATTCGACTACAAGGGTGGTCGTGCTCTTAAGCGGTGGCGTGCTCCCAGAGTCATAAGCATTGAGTCCTTAAAGCAAGCGTTAGGCGTAGGCATACAAGCCCTGGCTGTACGTAAGCAAGACAGGTATGCGTGGGATGAAGAGCAGATAGCTAAAGCTGTATTGCAATTCCTAGAGAACGTGATGATTCAAGCTCATACTGAAATGAACAGAGATGACGCATTAGCACTAGAAGACGCTATTCAAGACGACTTCAAGGATTTATATGCTGATATGGAAGTTATTCAGAACGCACGTGAGTCTTACGGCATGAACCGCAAAATGTCCAAGAAAGCAAAGCTGTTGTCTGGTTAAACAGACAGCAGCAATGCTGCTATATATATATTCAGTACATATTCATGTATAAGATGAGCATAAAATGAGTATATGATACGAGCATACATTCATCTCTAATATATATACCTTTTAATAGAACCTGGGCACTAACTTAAATACCAGGAAAAGTTTAAAATCTTAGTACTTTAGTGTGGGTGGTGAAGTCGGAATTGGAAACCCCGTACATAGCCCTGTTTCCACACATTAGAGTGCTAAGTGATATTTTTCGCATCATCTTGACCCCTGGGAAACCCTATCCATCGTGAAGGCGCATCCAGTTGCATCAGTTGAAGCATTTTAGGGCAGATTGTCTCTTCCGCAGTTTGCCCAAAAAAATTTATTATATGGGTAGGCTATGTTGATAATGATTTTATCACCAGACCGCTCATGATAGTATCATTGAATGGAATAACCATGTAAGTATGCTGAAGGTGAAATGAGTAGAAATACGAGTAGAAATACAAGTAACCTTCAGTAACCGCTGATTAGGTCATAGTTACCAGCATAAATCATGGGCATTGGTTATTATCATTCATTGTATTAAATTTCCAAGTTTTACCTTCGGGTAATCGGCCGCATATGGTCGTTAGATAAACCTAGAAATAGGTATAAAGTGGAAGCATCTCAAAGAGGTGTTATAAGCGATACTATTTATAGTATTTAAGTATGCAAATGAGTTATGTACAAGTCTACGGTTAAGTCTCTCTGAGCGGCTAAGTCTTGTATTTGTGCTTGGGTAAAGTACGATGAGGTAGCAATACCAATAAGAGAACTCATAGTAAATGGCATAAGTGTGCGAGCAGTTGCTGTTTATAGTCGATATATGTTATCTTATCGAAAGAATAAGATGATAGTTGTCAAGACCATATTTTTATGTTTGTCGCAAAACATAGGTATAGGAGGTTGTCGTAGTATACTTGCTTGAAAGAGTGAGGTCTACAATCAACAGCACAACCTTCACCATACCCTTCTTTACCAATTAAGATTGGCGGGCTATACCTGCTATATTCATAATAATAAAGAAAATCAACAGTCTGTTGACGGTTAAGAGCATAGGACACTCTACCTCTGAAACAATGAGGTGCATCTGGGCTCGAAAGGCTCGGTGTTCATGGTGAAAGCTCAGGTTGGCTTTATAAGTCATTAGGCGGTCGGCAGACCTGCACTGCAGTTATTAACTGTGTATACAACTTAACCGTTACGAGTGATGAGCGTTACTCATTGTGTCTGATAGGATACTAGTCGCAAGATTAGTGGACAAAAGAGGGAAACAATANTCCTCTCAAAGACTTATCGCATCAACCTGTAGTCTCAGGGTGATATTTACAGCAATTAAGATGATATGAGAAGTATAAGGGTGTAAGTGTGAGCAAACCGTCTTTACATACCCATAAGCAATCAGTTCTAACTCATAGAACTAATGAACGAAGTTAGACTACCTTTATTTAGCGTGAATAAAGTAAAAAGGTCACCTGCGTCTTGGAGACGACAAGCTATACGGTATAGCTCGGAGGCATGAGTATGTACAAAGCCAATGAACAAAGCACCATTTTTTAA